TGAACTTAAAATCAAACAAAAAACCAAAAAACGTAACCAGAAAAAGTGATTAATGGCTTTTGAACTCACTAAAGAGCAAATAGTTAAAGAAATTATTAAGTGTGGTAAAAAACCCGGTTATTTTATTAACACCTTCGCTAAGATTCCTCATCCGGGCAAAGGCCTCATTCCGTTTAAAACTTATGACTTCCAAGATGATTTAGTAAATGATCTTGCGCTTCATCGATTTATTGTAGTTCTTAAGGCACGGCAGTTAGGAATCTCAACAATCACAGCGGCTTATATTGCTTGGCTCTGTCTTTTCCATAGAGACAAAAACGTTCTTGTCGTCGCCACAAAGCTGGCAACAGCGGCCAATATGGTTAAAAAAGTTAAAACCATTTTAAAACATCTTCCTGATTGGCTTAAAATCTCAGATCTTGTGGTCGATAACAAGAATAGTATTGAGATGACAAATGGAAGTCAAGTCAAGGCTTCTTCTACTTCAGGCGATGCAGGTCGTTCAGAAGCTTTGTCCCTGTTGGTTATTGACGAGGCAGCGCACGTTGAAAATCTTACTGAGCTTTGGACGGGTTTGTATCCCACGATTTCTACTGGTGGTCGATGCATTGCTATTTCCACGCCGAATGGCGTTGGTGATTGGTTTCACGAAACTTATGTAAGTGCCGAATCGGGTGAAAATGAATTTTTTCCTGTAAAATTGTTTTGGGATATTCATCCCGATAGAGATCAAGATTGGTTTGAGACTGAAACCAAAAACATGAGCCAACGTCAAATCGCTCAAGAGTATGAATGTAATTTCAATACTTCAGGTGACACTGTTGTCCATTCAGATGACATTTTAAGAATAAAAGCCACTGCGAAAGAGCCAGAACATCGAGTCGGCTTTGATAGAAATACTTGGATCTGGAAAGAGTCTTCTCAAGAGAATACTTATTTGCTTGTTGCAGATGTCGCACGAGGGGATGGTCAAGACTCAAGTACATTTCATGTCTTTTGTCTTGAGACCATGGAAATCGTTTGCGAGTACAAAGGAAAGCTTACTCCTGATCTATTTTCAGAGATTCTTTATACCACAGGAAACGAATACAACAAAGCAATGATTGTTGTTGAAAACAATTCAGTTGGATTCCACGTTCTGGATAAACTTATTGAAAAAGAATACGAAAACATTTATTACTCCAAAAAAAGTTCTCATGAATATGTGGACCAGCATACTGCTCAAGGAGATTCATCTGTAATCCCCGGTTTTACAACGTCTTCTAAGACGCGACCATTGATTATTGCCAAGTTTGAGGAATTTATTAGAAACAAAGTTTTAACTATTTATTCTACAAGACTTGCAAACGAACTTGATACTTTTATCTGGAGGAATGGTCGCCCCGAAGCTCAACGCGGCTATAATGATGACTTAATCATGGCAGCTTCAATTGGTTGCTGGGTTAGGGACACGGCAATCGTTGAGAACAAAAAAGATATTGAATATAAAAAAGCTTTTATGGATTCCATTATAGTTAGCAATACAAAACTGGATACAAAAATCCCCGGAATGTATAAATCAACTACGTTAGAAAAAGCTTTCGACGAACACCAAAAAATTAAAGACCATTTGTGGGTTTTAAAAGGATAGAAAATGGTAGACCAATCTAAAAATACCAAAAATGCAGAATCCGCTCTTTTTAAGCGGTTAACGAGGCTCTTTTCAGGACCGATTATCAATTACAAGTCGCAGAATACGCGACAACTTCGACGCAGAAGGCTTGATAAATACGCTTCTTCTTTCAAAGATGTCTCCGGCCATAAGTTTGAGAGATATGACTATAATCCTTATAACAATTTTTCAAGTTATGCCATGCAAGCTCAGAGTCGATTACAGCGATACGGCGATTTTGACCAAATGGAATACATGCCAGAGATCGCCTCAACATTGGATATTTATGCCGATGAAATGACTACTTTTAATGTCTACAATACAATGCTTAATGTTCTTTCCACAAACGAAGAGATCAAAGGACTGCTAGAAATCCTGTTTACTCAGGTTTTAAATATAAATTACAATTTATTTGGCTGGGCCAGAACAATGTGCAAATATGGAGATTTCTATCTATACTTGGATATTGACGAAAAGCTCGGCATCAAACAGGTTATTGGACTTCCATCTCGTGAAGTTGAAAGAATCGAGGGAGAAGACAAAAACAACCCCAATTACATACAGTTTCAATGGAACAGTGCTGGCATTACTTTAGAAAATTGGCAGATGGCTCACTTTAGAATTCTTGGTAACGATAAATTTGCCCCTTATGGAACTTCTGTTCTTGATCCTGTAAGAAGAATCTGGAGACAATTAACGCTTTTGGAAGACGCGATGATGGCTTATCGAATTGTTCGTTCTCCTGAAAGAAAAGTTTTCTATGTTGACGTGGGAAACATCCCTCCAAAAGAAATTGAACAATTCATGCAACGATTTATGACTTCGATGAAGAGAAATCAAGTTATTGATCCCTCTACGGGACAAGTGGATTTACGTTATAATCCAATGTCAGTTGAAGAGGATTATTATATTCCAGTTCGCGGCGGATCTCAAACTAAAATTGATTCAGTTAGCGGCGGCCAATATACTGGTGACATTGATGACGTTAAATACTTAAGAGATAAGATGTTCTCAGGCCTGAAGATTCCTCAAGCTTATTTAACTTATGGCGAGGGAACTGCAGAAGCAGCCGGAACATTAGCTCAAAAAGATATTCGTTTCGCAAGAACCGTTGATAGACTACAAAGATGCGTTCTCTCAGAGCTTGAAAAAATTGCAATGGTTCATCTTTATGTTCTTGGATTCAGAGGAGACGACCTTCTCAACTTCCAACTTAAACTTAACAACCCCTCAAAGATTGCAGAAATGCAAGAGCTTGAACACTGGAGAGCAAAATTTGAACTTGTTGGATCTGTGCCGGAGGGATATTTCAGCAAGCGATGGGTTGCTACAAACATTTTTGAAATTTCTGATGAAGTTTTCCAACGCAACCAGCGAGAGCTTTTTTATGACCAACAAGTCGCTAAAGAGCTTGAAGGTGCTCCCGCAGACGCAGCCGCACCCGGAGGAGGTCTCGGCGGCGGATTTGGAGATGATATGGGCGGCGGAGAAATGGACATGGGAGGCGCCGAAGGAGGCGCAGAAATGGATATGGGAGGCGCAGAAGAAGGTGGAGGAGAAGGTGGAGGAGAGGCACCACCAGAAGAGCCTGAAGGTGGCTTAATAGCCGCCCCACCAGCAGAAGGAGGAGGAGAGGCCGCAGGAAAGCGAGATGATACTCCTTCTCAGAGATGGCTTGATGCCACTACTGGGGACACGACTACTTCGAAATCCAAAGGGAAGCGATATTCTCCTAAACAATTTGATAAAAGACCTGACGGTGCAAGACGCCGCCATTGGCAAGCCGATTCAAAACCTGAAACGGCACGAATGCCCAAAAGACAAGTTTTCCAAGGACTCTCATCAGACGCTAAAGAACTTTTAGGTTTTGGCAAGGGAATCTTTGAAAACAAAACTACTAATTATAACGATGAAGAACGTAAACTTTTCGAAGTTCAAGATAGCGTAAGAAAATTATTTGAAGAAGCGGAGCAACTTGAAGATGACGAATAAGCATAATAAGAAAAGAAATACTGCTTTTATTTATGAAGCACTTGTCCGAGAAGTTGTTAAACAATCTATCGAAAGCAAGGGATCAAAACGGGATTTTACCATTTCTTTGATTAAAAAACATTTTAACAAAAAGAGTTTGCTCTATAAAGATCTCATTCTATATAAAACTATTTCTGAAACGAAAGGCGTCGATGAAAGCTTCGCTTCAAGACTTCTTCAGGAAATAACCTCTCGCCGAGATAATATAGACAAAGAGCAGCTTTTTAAAGAACAAAGTTCGATTATTTCACAAATCAACAAAAACATTTCAAAAACTGTTTTTTCTAATTTTGTTCCCTCCTATAAATTTCTCGCCAGTATTGGTCAATTTTTTAATGATGATTTGAAACCAAAGGTCAAAGTTCTTCTTGAGGGCCAGATTATTGATTCAATGGTTTCCGATGAGGAAATTAATCAAAAGAAAAATTTCAAGCTTAATGGCTCCATCATGAAGTCATTTACGAAGCGCTTTAATGAAACTTATGATGATTCGCTCATTTCAGAACAAAAAACGTTACTCAGCGGATTTATTAAATCTTTTGCGGACAACGGTCTTGAATTCAAAATTTATCTTGATCGAGAAATCAGCCGACTTGCTGAAAAAATGGAAACACATGATGACGATAGAGAAATCCAAAATGACCCCCAGATGAAAAAGAAGTTTCAAGAAGTTTTTACTTTTTTGAAAGAGAGTAACAAACATCCTATTGATAAATCTTTTGTTCTCAAGATAGCACAAATTCAAAAGTTAATAAAAGAGATCGATTCCGATGATTAAAGTTAAAATCGATGACTACCTTGATTCAACGGTAAGACTCAAGGCGAAGAAAAATATTGCAGGCGATATTGTCATTCTTGACCATCCAGATATCGACATCTTGGTATCGCCCGAAGAAAATCGCGTTCTAACTGTTCCTAAAAAAGAATATGCTGATGCTATTTATGCCGTTCAATCGCGATTATTCGATTATCTTGCAAGAAAAGGCGGCATTAAACTCGGCTCAGTCCGAGGTTCAAATATTTTTGGCTCTCTTCAGGGAACAATGCTCGCAGATAAAGTTAGTACCACTGCTGTTGACCCAACTCAAATTGCAATCTTTTTAATTGCTAAATTTCTTAAAGACGAGTTACATACTGGCGACGTTGTTGATGATTATCAAGAGTCTTATGATGACGAACTTACTAAGCCTTCTGATGAAAATTCAACAGAATTAGGCAAAGTGCCCCATGATCCTCGAAAGGGTTCAAATTACTTCGGTTCTATGCAAACTGGTAGAACTGGCTTCGGTATGATGCAAGAAGACAAAAAATAAACAATAATGGATTTAATATATTTTATTTTAGCAAGCTACGGGCTTACTCAGATTCTGGTTTGTGGTTCAATTTTCAATAG